GAATTAAAAGAACTGGTGATGATTATCTACATACAATTTTAGAAATGCATGTAGATTTAAATTTAGATGATTATGAAAACTTTGATGACAGAGCTAAGAAAATAAAAATACCTTACATTGTTACAATCGATGAAGGTTCAGGTGAAGTTTTATCTATCTACAGAAATTACAGACCTAACGATATTACATTTTCAAGAATAGAATATTTTGTTCATTACAAATTTTTACCAGGACTAGGTTTTTATGGTTTTGGTTTAACACATATGATTGGTGGATTAAGCAGAGCTGCAACACAATCACTAAGACAATTGATTGATGCAGGTACTTTGAAGAATTTACCAGCAGGATTTAAGTCTAGAGGCATTAGAGTTAGAGATGATGACCAACCAATTCAACCTGGAGAGTTCAGAGATGTAGATGCACCTGGTGGAAACATACGAGATCAGTTTTTTAATTTACCATTTACAGAACCATCAACAACATTATTCCAATTATTGGGCTTTGTAGTACAAGCAGGGCAGAAATTTGCAGCAATTACTGACTCAAATATTGGAAATGATACACAAAACAGAGCAGTTGGGACTACAATTGCACTAATGGAGCGTGGTTCACGTGTAATGAGTGGTGTTCACAAGCGTTGTTACTACGCAATGAGACTAGAATTTAAGATTTTAGCAAAAATTTGTGCAGATTCACTACCACCAGAGTATCCTTATGATGTTTACGGTGGCCCAAGACAGATAAAACAGTCAGATTTTGATGAAAGAGTCGATATTTTGCCTGTTGCTGACCCAAATATCATGTCTATGGCGCAAAGAGTGACACTTGCACAGACACAATTGCAAATTGCACAGTCAAATCCACAATTACATAACATACACGAAGCATATAGACGTGTTTATGAAGCTTTAGGTACAAAACAAATTGAAGGATTGCTTAAACCAGCACCAAAACAACCAGAACCACTAGATCCAGCGAAAGAAAACGCACGTGCACTGCAAATGCAGTTACTTACAGCGTTTGAATTTCAAGATCACGATGCCCATATAGCTGCACACATGGCATTTATGGCATCACGAATGGTTCAAATCAATCCACAAGTATATGCATTGATGCAATCGCACATATCTGACCACATATCGTTTAAAGCGAAAGCAACTGTAAAAGGTATGATGGCACAAGACCCACAAATGCAGCAGATGGCACAACAAGATCCAGAGCAATTTGATATTTTATTCCAAGCTGAGGTAGCAAAGGTTGCAGCACAGATCACACAAGAGTTAGTACAGACTGAAATGCAAACTAATGCTGCTAAACAAGATCCACTTGTAAGAATTAAACAACAAGAAGTTGATCTTAAAGCTATGGACATGCAAAGAAAAGCAGAGGAGACACAATTTAAGCAAGATCAAGAAAATCAGAGAGCAGCAGAACGTCTAGCTTTCGATTACGATAGACTTGCAGTACAAGACCAACAATCAGACGAACGATTAGCAGTAGCGAGGCAAAAACTTGAGAAGAAATAACGAAAAAGGACTAAGCGGTGGTGTGAGGTACGGACCTGCTCCAGAAAAAGGTTTTAATCCACAAGGATTGAAGTCAGGAGGATGTCCACACAGAGAACCAGGAGTTAAATCTGACATCAAAGGAATTAAAAACGTGCAGGTCTCTGGTAAAAAGTTCATCGGCTTACGATAACCTAACGGAACAGGGTAAAATCCTTTTTCTTGCAGGAATATTTGATGGCGAAGGAAGTTTTGGTGTTTGGGGCAAAGGTAATGGTAGAAAATCATTTCAATGTTCTGTTGAAATGTGTGACAAGGATATAATCGAGAGATTTGTAGATAAATTTGGTGGTTCGATACTGCCTGTAAAAGTTCGAAAAGATAATTGGAAACAAACTTGGAAGTGGAAGATGTCTGGTAAGAGGGCTTTCGCAATTGTTGGAAAAATGGTAGAATATATGTGTCAACGAAGGAAGGACAAGTACAATGTGGTTAAGTGCAATCAAATTAGCGGTTAGTGCAGGAAGTAAAATTTATGCTAACAAGCAAAAAGCTAAAATGGCAATGTCTGATGCTCAACTATTACACGCAGAGCGTCAAGCACGAGGTGAGGAAGCTTACCAAGGAAAACTTTTAGAGGCCCGACAATCGGACTGGAAAGATGAGGCGGTTCTCATAATTCTCAGTTTGCCCGTGTTGGTGCTCGCTTGGGCAGTGATATCGGATGATCCAACTGCAATGGATAAAGTAAAACTTTTCTTTGATATGTTCTCACAGCTCCCGTCATGGTTCACAAATTTGTGGATCTTGGTCGTGGCATCGATATATGGTATAAAGGGAACACAAATATTCCGTAACGGAGGAAAAAAATAAATGACAAAATTATGTCCTAGAGGTAAAGCAGCAGCGAAGCGTAAGTTCAAGGTATATCCCAGTGCATACGCGAACGCATATGCTAGCAAAATTTGTGCAGGTAAAATAAAAGATCCATCAGGAACTAAAAGAAAAGATTGGGGACCTAAGAAAGCTAACGAAGGCACTTACGTTGAAGCACCAAAACTACCTAGAAGACCAAAAGGTAAAGGACCTTTTAGACCTAGTACTGAATATTTAAAAAAGAAAAAAGCTTATGATACTCTTGTAGGCAATGATAAAAAAAGACGAATGAGAGATCCAAGAATGAGACCAGGTGCAAAAAAAGGTGCACTGATGATTATCATTGGTGTTGGTAAAAAGAAAAAAGTCGATAAGAAAATGGGTGGTGGTATGACTGCAGGTTCTATGTCTGGAATGGGTAGATTACAAAAAGCTAGAATGATGAACAAAGGTGGCATGGCCGACTACTACAAAGATTTAATGTAATGTATAAAAAAGGATCATGTTGGGACGGCTATGTTCAAGCTGGCATGAAGAAAAAAGGGAATCGTATGGTTCCAAATTGTGTACCAGCAGGTTCTAAAAAAATGGCCGAAGGTGGTCTTACAAAATGGTTTAAAGAAAAATGGGTAGACATAGGTTCAAAGAAGAAAGGCGGAGGGTATAGAGAATGTGGAAGAAAATCTGCAAGTGGATCAAAAAGAAAATACCCCAAATGCGTGCCTGCTGCAAAAGCAGCCCGAATGACAGAATCGCAAAGGCGTTCTGCTGTTGCAAGAAAGAGAGCAGCGGGTAATCCAGGTGGTAAGCCAACAAATGTTAAAACGTTTGCAAAAAGAGCTTAATTAGATATATTCACTTTGTGGATATATATACAATCTCTCTTATACAAAAAATCATAAAGCGTGAAATGGATCGTCTTAAAGACCACGCTATATATGGTGTTGACACTATGGAGCAACTACAATATGTTAGGGGTCAAATCAAATCCTATGAGGATTTGCAACAGGAAATAAAAGACCTGCTGTCAAGAACGGAGATAGAAAATGAACAAGTCCACGGAGACACCGAAACGGACTGAAGCACTCTTAGACGCTTACAAAGCTGAAGAAGAAGTCAAAACAGTCCTTGATCCTAAAGCGATCAAAAAATCAACACTAGAAAGTTTACCTACACCTACAGGATACAGATTATTGGTATTACCATATGCTGGTCCTAAAAAGACTAAGGGTGGAATTTTACTTTCTGACACAACTCAAGAAACCATACAGATGACAACAGTATGTGGTCTTGTGCTAAAAATGGGAGACCTTTGTTATCAAGATAATGACAAGT